AAAGCTGGGTATACGTTACGAATATGCTGCTCAACCGATAGATGCTGCCACGGCTGAAGGTCAGATGATGGAAACAGTAATGGTTGGTATGGCAGCTTACTATTCACGCAACCTTGCAAAGGAAACTAAAAAGGGCATGAACGAAAACGCTTATAAAGCTATCTTCAATGGCGGTTATGCGCCGCTTGGCTACAAAATAGTAGATAAGCATTATGTGATTGATGAGAAAGAAGCTGAAGCGGTTCGCCTTATCTTCAATTTATATCTTGACGGCAAAGGATACGGCGAAATCTGCCTGGCACTCGCCGCTCATGGATACACTACACGTAGCGGAAAAAACTTTCCGAAGAACAGTCTGCATGATATTCTCCGTAATGAGCGGTATATGGGAACATATACATTTAATCGCGTGCCCAAAACAAAACGCCGCAACAGCCATTCCTACGCGCTCCCTAACGATTTTATCTCTATCCCCGACGCTATTCCTGCCATTGTTTCAAAAGAAACCTTTTTTGGCAGCGCAGGAGAAGATGCTTCTGAACAAAAAGCGTAAAGGCGGCGCATACACGGCCAAAAGAGATTATCTGCTGTCCGGTAAATTCTTCTGCGGTTATTGTGGAAGTGCAATGCAAGGATATTCCTGCTGTACTCGTGGCAATATGTACTACTACTATTCATGTGCAAGGAAAGATAGAGTGCCTGCGGACCGGTGCAAACAAAAAATGATACGTGCAGAAGTGATTGAGCACTGGATCATGTCGACGTTGGAAAGAGAAATTTTTTCCGATGCAGGCATTCAGCGTGTAGCAGATTCTATGTCTACCGCTTTCGGCAACGCTAACAAGGAAGTAAAGAATGCCACAACTGTTTTACTGCAACGCAAGGCAGCAGCAGAACGCAAACTCAATAACTTGTATCAAGTCATTGAAGACGGCGACGCAGACGAATTTGATATGCAGCGTTTGAAAAAAGCTAAGGAAGAGTTACGCAACATCAATAACGAAATTTGCGAAACTACTGTGAAATCTGCACCGGATATTGATACTTCAAAAATTATCAGCCTGCTGAAGAATATGCGTGAGGAAATTTTTGCAAAAAAAATAGCCACTACGCAAAACAAGCGATTGAATTGCTTGTAAAACGTGTGACTATTGTCGATAAGACTATCACCTTAAGCTTAACAACAGAAGGTTGTCTGAGCTTATTGGTGCCGCGGAACCGTGACGGTATGAGCGTATATACTTTTACTATTGCTATAAATTTGGCAGCTTAATTACTATACTAAAAGGCAGGATTCGCTCCTGCCTTTTCTGTTTCCCTTGTTAATTTTTTATCGCTACATACAATGCACACCCAGCAATAACGTAAGCTATATTACGCTGTCTTTTAATTTGTTTTCGCTTTAGGTTGAACTCTTTTTCTAACTGAGCCAAGGATTGATTCGCATTCTGCAATAAGCTCTCCTGCTCTTTCGTTTTGACTTTCAGCGTCAGACAGACGTTGTTCAGCTCTTTCAGTTGATTCTGCAACGTCAGCAGTTTGCTGTTGGATGCTCTCAACTCTTCCCTCGACTGCTGTAACGCCGTCTGTGATTGAATGTTGATTTTTTTCAGCTCTGCCAAATTGCTCTTTAACTTGCTGTACTGATACTCCGTCATCACGTACTCCGTTACTTCGTCCGTTTTCTGTGGTGAGCCAGCCTGCACGGTTAGTGACATAGACACCACCAGCAATAAGCAACCCAGCGGCAAAAGCAAGGATGATTTTTGTATTCCAATTTTTTTCATGTCTCATCTTAACCTCATAGCAAAAATCACCTATAACCATTTCGAAACAGTTTGTAGGTGATTTTTTTGCAAAACACGTATTAAATTACGTCTCTCGTAGTATTGGATATTCAGGATATAACTAAATTAAAGTCCGAAGTAATGATGCAATGCACCAAGCGTAAAACCTATGATAAGGCCGGCTAAAAACTTCTTGTCGGTTACAAATGCTTGCAGCTCTTCCATCATACCACCCCCTATCATTATAAACTGTGTCACCGGCTGTTACGCAAAAATTACCAGAAAATGCTACGCGTATAGGAGAGGGAATAACTAAAGCCTCTTGCACGGTGACTATATTTAAAGCATGAGCTTTAAATTCTTTCCAGCGCCTCTGCGCACTCTCTTTCAAAACGGCTATACAGCCCTTTTCTTAAAGCAGGACTGCCATTAGTCCATGCCGGAGTACTGCAAACTTTCAGGTAGATTGCCTTGATCATATCAGCATCAAAGCTACTGTCATCAACATAGCTGAGGTTAGGATATCCCAGCTTCTCGCAGGCTTCCGCGAACATCTCCCCAATGTTGCCAGCGCCATATTGTACAGCGCGGCTCCAAACAACATCTTTCATAACCTCATGATGCTTTTCGATATTATAGTTGTTACACTTGAGAGCAGCTACAGCCGGCTTATAATAAGCATCGCAGATATAGTCATGCTGACTTTTTTCAAAGTCGGCTTTGTTGTTACTATAGGCAAGCCAGCGCCATGCCTCATCAAAAGCAAGACTACCAACTGGATGCTCTGCTAAATTCTCTGCAAACCAATAGACATTTCTACGCAGCCATCTGATGTAGTCATCAACAACTCCCATGTTGCTAGACAGCTGATACATGCCGTAGGATTTTCCTCCAGCGTCACCGTAGCCATTGCTGATGCAGCCAGCATCACCATTAGACTCATAGCGTTTAGATAAATCTCCAATCATTGTTAATCTTCCTTTCTGATGCAGCGATTGGACGCCTTCTTGTATACGTCTTCGTACATTTCTTGTTTGTCGCCGTTGTAGGTATATTCAGCGTAAATGCCATCGCCGCTGATAGTAGTCGACAGCAGTGCCTTGTAGTTCTGCAGCGTTTTGCACGCCCAAACCACAAACACATTCTCAAGCGTAATATGCTCTTTGCTATTATGGTTGTACCATTCTACTAATTTGTTTTTGCATACGGATTCGAAATGCGCCATACCAGTAATAATCATCTAAACGCCCTCCAATCATTTGCCAACATATCGGACTGACTAGCAAGCCAGCCAATTTGTACGCCTCTTGTTCCAACAAACGCTAGAGCCTGATTGCCAATATCCTGGTGCTCTACATTAATAATCTCGCCAGCAGCATTCTTGTAACTCAAACATGTTGCCAGCTCTACATATTGCTCCTTGCCGTTCCATCCCTTTCTTTGGATTTTGTAGCCGTCTTTTACAAGCAAGATGGCCGCCCCGAAGCTGATATCGTTAGCTTCCGCTATTACCTTACGCATTGTCTTTGTTCCTCCTTTGTCACCTTAAACATTCTTGTTTCAATGGCCTTGTTGCCAAGTTGTACCAACAGCAGCGCCACCATGCCAAGCGTGAAGGCCTCGTAGTTACCCCAGGTTCTGGCGAACGCTGCCAGCCAAATCGATATACCACACCAAACGATAAAGCTTACAACGGCGCATACCCTGCCCACACTGTAGGCGTTATCGTCTTTTTTTATCATGTTCAAGAACTTACGCATTATCTTCACCTCTCATTCTTTTATCTTTTGGCGGATAGTTCTGTAGCTCATTGAGTTGCTGCATAAGATTATCAATCACGCCATTGTTGCCAAGAGCCTCATAACTTTTGTAACAAGCATCTATGCTTTCTTTTGCATAAATCGGAACCCACCCTTTTTCACAGACATAATGATTGTACGCTTGAATAATACGGTCCCGAAGAAGAGCTTGTACGCCAGCTTTTAAAGCATCGTTTTCTTTTTTCTTAGCGCGATACATCGTGATTAGCAACGTAATTACGCCACCAGATACAACGTTGATCACGGAACTCAACGCCGCATCTAAAGATTGTTCTATCATCTGCTACACCCCTATAATTAAACTTTAAATATCACAGCTTCTGCATCTGCTGCCGTAGTTGCTGTCTCAACTTTTTCTTTCGCTGCGCGATATGCAGTATGCAGTTTGTTTGAGCGCACCGCCACGGCAGCAATAATCATCTTTAAATCGTTAGCAGTTACTGGCGTATCGGCATTATCTGCCGTGGTCCACTCTATTGCAGCTCCCTCGCCTTGCAGTTCCAGCGCAACAATTGCAGCGCTGATTCTGTCACGGGCTTTACTGTCGTAGTCGTAGAGGTGCCCATTATAAGCAATAGGCTCAACCTCTGCCGTATCACGCTGGCGCTTTAACATCAAGATTTTGCGCTGTTTTACGTTTTCAATAGGTTCTTCCTCATGCGTAACAGTTACGCCTAATTCTCCTAAGAATTCATCACTGATTGACAGCGGAATGAAAATGCCGTCTTTACCCAATACCTCGGAAAGTTCATATAAATTAGAGTAGGTCTGCTCTTTGTATTTATATTTTGTTTGCATTGTTATCCACCTCCTAGTTAAAGATGATTTCTACTTTAAATTTTTTGCCCACATTAGCAGCTGTAAACATAGTAGCAACTTCGGAAGGTAAATCATTTGTATATTCATAAAAGCCGGGAACATAGCTCTGATACTGAATGCTTGAAAAATTAATGCGTACATTTTCATTTGTTTCCGTTGACGTTACTTTAACAGTGACATTGTATTTACCCCCAGTGACACCCTCGACATTGAAAGCAAAATCAAGCCAACTTCCATAATAGCTTAGCATAACAAGAGTAACAGCCTTGCCTTCGTGTTGCACATTGCCTTCGACTTCACCAAACGTAGCATTATAGCGACTGTAGCCATATTGCAGACCTTGTTGCCCCATGGTCATGAAAAAAACATTATTGCCTGTAGCTCCACCGCCACTAGATAAAAGAGGTTTACCCATCATTAACCTATTAAGTCCCATTGTGCTCACCTCTACGATAACTTAGATGCTTGTACGATGCTTGTTTTGTTACCACTGTTATCTAATGTTATAAAGATATTAAGTAATAAACCTGCGCTCGTAATCGCTAAATCAGATGGGTTGCCAGTGTATTTTAACGTGCCCCCATTCGTTATAGTTAGAGAATAATCAGCATTAGCTTTGATATATGCAGTAAAAACTAATGATTGCCCTATGCTTAATAGAGAGGAGAAGTTTGTTAAATCTAAAGTAAAGCTGCCTGTTGCATTGTACACAGCCGTAACTCTAGCAGGTTTTACAGAATTCCCGTTATCGTAAGTCGTTTTATATTTTTCTACACCCAACAAGGCGAAATCAAATGACTGCTCCGCCGTCCACACATTAGATGCAGACGTGCTCACACCACCACCACCGCCAGCACTAACATTAACGTTGCCACTAGCATCTGGGCCATTACCATTAATGAATTTAATGTATGTAGTAGCAATAGTGTTACCTTCGCCGTCTTGTGTTGCCTTTGTAGCGGATGCTACACTATCATTTTTGCCTAATTTAGACTGCAAAGCAGTATAGACTGCTTTATTAGCAATAGCATTATTGGATGTAGCGGACAGCGTGGTATCTACAGTGATATCAGAACCGCCACTAACAGTAATACTAACATTGCCGTTAGCGTCGGGAGCAGTATTGTTAACAGTTTTAACATAGCTGGCAAGGTCTGCCTTGCGTGCATATGTAGATGTAATCACATTTCCGTAACCATCATGCGTTGCTTTGGTTGCCTCATAAACAGCTGCTGTCTTGTCTAACTTATTGCTTAAAGCATTATAAACAGTTTTGTTAGCAATAGGATTTGTAGAAGTAGCAGATAATGTAGTATCTACAGTGACGTTTGAGCCTCCACCACTAACAGTAATATTGACGTTACCATTAGAATCGGGGGCAACATTATTTACAGTCTTAACACAGCTATTAAGTTCTGTTTTGGTAGCGTAAGTGCTCGTAATTACATTACCATCACCATCTTTAGTAGCTTTATCTGCTGTGTTCGCTTCACCTGTGTATCTTTTGGAATTAATAGAAGCAACAACAAAGTTAGGTGAACCATTATACCACTTAAGACTGCTCATACCATCCTCCATATAAATATCATCAAATCTATTTGGAGAAGTAAAAGTATTGGCATCATCAAGCACAGCTCTGTTATCAAGCGCAGCCTTTACAACTTTATTCTGCACGGGGTTCGTAGAGGTATTACTAAGGGCATCATCTACAGTTACACCCCCGTCTGCACCATCCTTGCCTTTAGGCAGCACAAAATCAAGCACGGCAGCAGAAGAAGTACCACTATTGGTGACACTAGCTGCCGTTCCCGGAGCACTTGTTGTAACACTGCCTATGGTAATTGTAGCCGCATTACCTGCTGGGCCTTGCGCGCCCTGCTCACCTTTAGGGCCCTGCTCGCCTTTAGGGCCCTTGACGTTGGCTGCGGTGGGATTAGCCAAGCCAGCTTTATTCGTCCAACTTAAGACACCAGCAGAGGACACACTAGGTAAGAACACATTAACATTCTCACTATAATTCTTAGCATTGTCCATGTAGGTTTTTGCATTGTCCTTGTAGGTCTTTGCTTCACCTGCGCTGTTTCTTGCAGCAGACGCAAAGTTACTAGCCGTAGTAGCAGCAGATTGAGCTGCTTCTTTACTAGCAGTTGCATTATCAGCAGAGGTCTTAGCATTGTTTGCATAAAGAGCTGCATCACTCTTAGCAGTTTCAGCTACGTTCTTGTAACCTTCAGCTAACCTTGCGCTTTCAGCAGCACTTGCAGCAGACACGCTTGCAGACTGTGCACTGTTACCGGCTTCGCTTGCTGATGCAGCAGCACTATCTTCACTCTTTGCCGCTGCAGCTGCACTTGCAGATGCAATCTGCGCTTGTGCTTGAGCCTGGGCATAAGCCTCTTGAGCTAATGGTAGCACTCTTGCCGGGTCCTCTGTCAGCACGATGCTCTTGCCATCATCCGCAATTCGGAAAGATTTGCCAGCCTCGAACGGCACTTCATTGACAAAAGCATCACCATCTATATCCACACTCATGATAATACTGCGGTTAAGCTTCTCGGCTATCTGCTGCATAGCCATTACGTTTTCATCAAACGCCGTCTCAATATCTTCTGCGAAGTACGGCCCGTTGTTGACAAGGTTCATCATCTGCTGCAGCGGCAGCTCGCGCATGATAACCAGTTTCTTGCCTTCCGGCAACGCTGCTCCGCTACTAGGATATGTTATCTGCCTTGCATCCATGTCCAGCTGATAATCGCTTGTGGCAAGCGCCGTGCCATCATCCTGCATCAGATATACCTTAATATATTCCGGATGCTCTGCAGGACACTCAAAGGTAAACGGAAATGTCCTTGTTGAGCCGTTACCAACATATATGTTTTTAGTAACGTCTTTCTGTACTGTCATGTTCTGCTCCTTTCTATAACGTAAAAGCCCCGGCATCAGCCAGGGCTTTTTACATACTTATTGACAATAATATTTTACCACGGCTTTCAGGCCGTTTTGTAAAGTACAAAATGACTATTTTTGATTTTTCTTCAGCTTTTTATCAAAGATCAAGGCACGCAGATAATCCGCAACGCTTTCATCGAAGCCGCTTTCCAGATACTGCAGTGTTGTTGTAAAGCTATCTATCAGCGTGCTGGGCGCACCGGTAATCTGACTTGTGAGCTTGCCCATCTCCCGCAGTGTATCGCTGATAGTTTTCTTATCGCTGACAGCGCTTTGGATAACTCTGTTTGTCTGCTCAATAGTATTTTGTATAGGAATTTTTGGAGCGAATTGATGCTCGTCAAATACCTTGGCCATCAGGTAAGGTACAGCATCACGCAGCACCGGTATGCCACCGATAATGCCTGTAAGAGATTCCTGCCCCATGCTCTTGATGAGCTTTTCGATTTTCCAATCGTCATCATCACCGCTTGCGCCGGCACGCAGTACAGCAGATATAACCGCCGGCAGCAGTACCCACATCAGCAGCGCATCACCGGCATGAGCTACAGCTTTCATCAGAGCCATGCTTTTATTCTTTGCGCTTGCCGCTACAGCCTTCTTGTAACCTACCTTCGCTTCCCATAATTTATAATTGAGAGCATTATAGACTGTAGAGTTATAGCTGTAGTACATAGTGAGCTGCTTCATCAGCTCGCTGCCCTTGCGTTGGATAGCAGCTTTATCTACCGTACGGCCGGAGCCGAAGCACCAGCGCACTGCAGAATCGCCGGCATTTACGCCTGCTTCCCTCGCCTGCTGCGGCGAACGTCCGGCATCCACCTCTGCATTGTAGGTCTTTTCATATTCGTGCTGCCAAAGCGGCAATGCCAGCATCAGGTCTGTCCAGGTTATCATCTTAAACGCGTTGTTTTTGATAGCCTCGCCAGCCTTGCCAATGCCCGGAATACCATCTAGGATATTAGGTCCTTTCAGCGCATCATGGATGCTGGCATCCATGGTTTCCGCACGTTCCGCCATAAATACAGAGCGCTGGAAAACAAAGTCCGTATATCGACGCGGGGCACTGTAAAACTTTTTAAGCGAATGCAGCAGCTCAGCAGCACCCATATAATGAGCTACGCTCGGAGCGTTAGTAATATTCAGCAGCGCTGTTGTTACCCTGAAGCCCATGGTTCCCATTGTCTGAGCGTTACGCAGCTTGGCCATGCCCTTTTCGTAGGCCGTCTTCGGTATCGGTTCTTCCGCCCAACAATCGCTGGTCCACTTTTTCAGATTTTTGTAAGCGTTCTGGCCGAGGTAATTGTAGATAAGGTTTTTGAAATTCTCATTGAGTACAATGCGGCGCACGTCACGTACCGGTTCACGGAATGCCAGCAGATGAATAACGTCAGTAATACTGCCGCTGATAACTTCAAACCTAAGATCCAGCCTGCGCTCAACCTTATGCTGAGTACGTTCTTTCAGGAAGCCCTTACCTAAAGACATTGCAATATTGCTCATTGCAGATTGCTGTGCAGCATCAGCCTGCTCCTGCGTACGCAAATCCCGCAGGTCATATTTAATAGGGAAGTAGCCACCATCCAAGGTATAGATTTTTCTGTCCTGCCCGACAACAACAAAGCCTTTGGCTTCCTGCTTCTGTAGCACGGCACCGGTCATGCGTGCTTCAATCTCTCTTATCTGGTCCCAATGTATATCGTAGAGTTTCCAGATACTGTTGACGAGGTTCCAGTCGCGTTCATCCAGATACTGCAGCACATTTTTAACCTGCGCTACGTTGACGTGATAGCCGTCCAGAACGCGCTGCTGGTTCGTTTCAGTGCCCCAGTTGAGCGCAATCATAATCACCTGTTCCTTGGTAATCTTCGACGAACCAAAATCATAGAGGCGTTTGTTACGCATATCTGCCAGCTCCTTGGGGGAATAAGCATCGAACAGTCCTTTTAATTTGTTCTGCATATTCACGGCCATCTTCAGCTCTTTGTCTGCAGCTTCCTTCAGCGGGTCGTAGATATACCGCAGCGCCACATCACCCAGCTTTTTCAGCTCCACCTCCGGCTTAATCAGTACCCTGTCAGCCTGGTCGATAAAGTTTGCAGCATCATCCTGCCATCTGTTTTTATTGGCACCAGTCGGGTCGGCGTTAGCGCGTTCTATCATGCGCTGGCGTGTCTGCCCTTCAATCTCAGCAACTGCTTCATCAACAGTCAAGGTTCTGCCATCCTTGGTTTTAATCGTGGCCAGCTTCATATTATCCATGCCTCGTTTATAGATGATATGCATAACCTGTGCCACCAAATCAACCTGCATATTGCTTAAATCCTTATGCCCTGCTTTACGTTTATTGCTGTTCATCGCCGCCTGCAGGAACCATTCAGGGAGATTGGTCTGGCCATCCGGTCCGAAGAACGGAGACTCCAGCATAAGGCCGCCTTCTTCCCTTGTAGCATCTGCTTTCATCAGCACTTCCATGATGCCCTCATAATGCGGCGGTACCGGCGCGTCTGCGTCAGAAAAGCCAAACACATACATAAGATGATTATACGCATAACGTTCATCTGCAGATATGTTCTTCGCCTTGCTGATAGTCTGCTGCTTACGCTTCAGGCCATCTTCAATCTTCTTGATCTGCTTGGCGTTGCGGACAGCTCTGTCAGCAAACATGTCATAGATCAGCTGAGCCTGTTTGTATTTGACGGCCTTATCCCAGTTGCCTTTTACAAGAGACTGCTCAGAATTGTACTGCGCCTGCGCCGACTTTCTGCGCCACATCTGGTAGTTGTTGGCGTCCTCAATAGGCATAACCTCCAGCTTCATCTCAACGAATTGCACATAGTCCTTGTAATGACTGAGTGCTGCATCACGCAGGCCACGCACATTAGCAAGCAGTTCACGTTTATCCTTCTTCAGTCCCTTTGTTTCTGCAGTAAGCTCTTCTATCTGCTTGCTCTGCCTGGTCATCTTGTCTACCGTCTTAATGACGCCTTTTTCTGCAGCATCATTCTTGCCGTCGGCCTCTATTTGGGTAGTCAGGTTACGCTGCTTTTTGGCAATGCGCTCAAACGCTTCCAGCTCCATCGCCGTGGCCAGCTTACGGTATTTGCTCTCCTGCACGACTTCCTCCGCGCGTTCGCGGAAATACTGAGCATCTATGCCACTGTTATCTATCCCCTCCTTAAACTCTTTCATATGAGCTTCTACCGCAGCATCCAGGCTGCCGCCATACTCTTTAAGCTGCTTAACGTAATCTTCCACGTTCATGCCCAATGTTTCGCAGATAACAGACGTGCTCATATCAGGGTTATTCTTGATATGCTCCTGAATAATAAATACCGGTTCTGCGGCCAGCTTCTCATGGTATTCCGCTTCTTCACGCTCAAACAGTTCCTTTTCCTGCTGCCGGTAATCTTCCTTGACATCCTTCAGTGCTATTTTGAGCACCTTTTCCTCAGCGTCAGCCTTGGCGCGCTCTACCATACGGCGATATACGTCCTTCGTGCTTCCTTCCAGATAATCCATGCCGCCGCTTTCGGCAAAATCATCTACGCCTTTTTTCCTCATAGCAATGTCGATTTCATCTTCACTGGCAATCATGCGGTCCATAACTGCTTTAACCTCTTTGGACGGAGCACCGCCAATCTGGCTGAATGCACGATAGATTTTAGTCAGCCACTGCTTGAAGCGCCGGAAGATACTGCGCGTTGCTTCTGTAGGTGCGTCACCGCTCTTCAGATAATTTTCAAAGCCACGGGCAAAGCGTTCCTGCATCCAGAGCCGCTGCATCTGTTCCAAGGTCATTTTCTTGCCTTCGATTTCAACGGAGCCTTTGGCAACTGCAGTTTTCATCTGCTCGTTGAGCTTTTTAAATTCACTCTCCATAGCAGTGCCTTTGTACTCTTTGACAAATTGCGTATCGTTCCATGCAGCCCACCGGTTAATCGTGGCCACGTCATCCAGCAGCTGCTTCGGAGCATTCGGTAATTCTGCCAGCGCCAGCATATCGTGCAGATAGATATGAGCCATCTCATGCATAAAGGTTGACTGGTCTGCAGCCTTAAACAGAGAAATAACCTTCTCGCCAGTAGTTTTAAAGGCAGTCTGGCCTTTGAGCTGCCATAAGCCGCGCTGATCAGAGTCCATGCTGTAGCTTCTGCCGCCAAATACAATGATAGGATTATCGATAGCATTCAGCACTTCGTTATCAATTCTTTCCTGGCTTGCGCCCATGGTATAGAGCCGTGCTTTCATTGATGCTACTCTGGCTTCCTGCTCTCCATGCAAACGGAAGTATTTTTCATAATCGCTAGAGCTTTCGTCTTCAGCTTGCCATTGCAAATCTGTCTGCAGCTCCTTGATTTCCTGCAGGCGCTTTACTTTTTCTTCAGGTATCTGGTCTTCCAGCTCTTTAACCTTATTTTTGATATCAACAAAAGCCTCATCGGAAATTTCACCGGTGTCATGTTCAAAGTCAGCTATGTCATATTCGAGCATAGCCGTAACATATTCTTTACCTTTAGGATGCAGGCGCTCTATTTCTTCATCGTACTTCTGCATCTGGCGCTTCATCTGTTCATTGACTCTGGCCGGGCTGCCGCCGCCAGCAAAGCCTTCTGCATTCTGGATGATATGCTGGATTTCATGGATGAGAGTTTCAGCTAAATTCTTGTGAGCTGCTGCTACATCTCTGTCAGCCTTTTTGATTTCATTAAAACTAATATCCGCCCTGCCGACAAACTCTGCTGCTTCTCTTATCTTGCTCAATTCTTTTTGTCTGTCTAGTATGCCTTTATTAAACTGCCCATTGTTATTTTTGCTTTTAAGTTTTTCTATAACAGATTCTTTTTCTTGTATCAGCTCCTTCAAACTATTCACTGCGGCCTTTTTGTCAAACGTGTTATTTTTAATACCATGATTAAGTGCATACTCTATGAACTCGTCACCATGAGAAAAGAACTTGCCGGCCTTAGCCCCGTCCTTGCTTACTACGCGTTTATACTTTATACCGTTTATGATTATCTCCTGCTTGATGCCGTCTCCTAGCAGATTGCTGTTTATTCCAATGTAGCCTTCACCAGCAGCTACTCCCAAGGTCTGCTCTTCCATAGCTTCAGACTGAACCATGACGTCAGCTAGCCACGGATAAGCTTCATACAGTTTAGGATTAGTATATATCTCTCCTAACGGTATAGCATATCCTTCTTCCGGAAATTTAGCAGCATCTATCTTATCCAAATTATCCGGTATCTCAAAACGCCATTTACCATCAGCGCCACGATGCCAGCCGGTTTTTTGGTAGATAGTTTTCATATCTGCAGCTTTAGCCAGCATTTCTTTTGCTTCCTTCAGCTTCTCCATATTTGCAGTCATAGCACGTTCTCCGGCCGACTGGTTATAACGCTCTATAATATCAATGCTCTTATCATCGAAGATGACAAAGCAGCGGCCATCCTTCATACCTTCGTAAGCTATGCCTTTAATTCCGTGCTCATTAAGCAGCTCAGACGCGCCACGCCAATTATGATCCTCTTCGCCCATAGCCTTCGCCAAGGCATCATAAATTTTGTTACCTGTAAACATGCCGCCCAGTGTACCGGAAATATCAGCTTTCGCCTGGTTGATAACCTTCTCTTTTGCAGCAGCATCTTCTGCTTTGGCACGCTCTAATTCTTCTTCTAAAGCAGTAGCCTTGCTTCTGAGCTTCTCTTGTTCTTGATTACGATACTCACCATCTGACTTTAGCTTTTCAATTTCTTCTTTGCTATATCCGTATCTTTCCAAGCTTCTTGCAAGCATTCTATAGCCAAATTTATTAGAATTGCTCTCTAAAAGCTTACCAATGCCATCTGCTAATTTATTGAAGCCATCAATCTTAAACTGAACCTTGCCAGCATTATCAAAAGCTCTTAATTTAAAGTTCAGCAGATTTTCCCAGAACTTCATTGACCGCGCATCATCCAAAGATTCTATAGTATTTTTCAAAAGCGCTTGTACATTTTTGTTCTGATTAATGAAAGTCTTTTGTTCGTCTAGCAATACATCGTTTTCTGGAACTTCCACTTTCAGCAGGCGTGAAGTATTTTCGTACTTCACGTCAGCTTTTTCAATAATGTTTATCGCTTCTCCTAGTTTAGCAATATAGCTTTCTGTATTAGCCGTTCTTTTGGTTCCGGCAATTCTTTCCTTTAAACTTTTTATTGCCCTTTCCTTATTCTTGTTTCCGGTCATTGCATCAAACGTATCCAGAACAAATTCTAATGGATCATTGTCAATGAGCTTCTGTCCTGCTGCTGTTGCCCAATCTCCCTCCTCATCAATTTTGTACGTAACCCCATCTACAATTACTGCGCCAGCGTCAGCCCCAAGCACTTCCTTATATGCCTCTGATATTTTTCTATCCTTAGCAAAGTACAGGCCCCAGCCATGTACCTGGTCACCAACGCCATCGCCGATTTTGCCAATATCAAACCTTTCAAAATTGTAAGGCGTGCCATGCCATGCTTTCTGGTCTAACGTATTATCATTTTGTTGAACTTTATTTACCAAAATTAACTTCGTCTTGACTTCATTAAGCCACCATGGTATACTATGTTTAGCAGAGGCTAGTTTGTCTGGTTTTGACGCCGAGTAGTAATCGGCACCACCATTTCCAGAGTCGCTAGCCTCATTTTTTATTTGACTGATATCAATATCATGCAGTTTTAATAAATTAGATTTTTCTTTTCTAACCACTATTTTAGCGAAATATTCCGTTTCGTTTATCTTCAATTTCGCTCCATAGCCTCTATATTCTACGACATCAGGCTTCATTCTTTTTTCTCTGTCTTCTTCTGGCAACCTGGTATATAAGTATATTCCTTTTTGCATAAGTTGTTCAATAAACGGAACTACTTCAAACAAGCCATCTTTTCGAGCATGCTTGGCTATTTCTTTGAAAGCAGTAAAAGGTATCTCTATATCATCTTTGTATACATTGGTAATATATATCGGCTTGCCTTTTTCATTTTTGTACATTGCTTTATAAATAATAGCTGCATTCTCTTTTCGTTTTTTAAAATCAACTCCTTGAATGTAGTAACTTATAGGATAAGCTTCTTGATTTATCAGTTTATAATAACTGTCCAATACATTTTCTGCAGGTCTCTGTATATAGGTTTCAGTGCCTATATGTACAGTATTTATGCTTTCCTGATTAAACTTCTGCTCCGCAGCTTCACTTTCACTTCTGATAAGCCCAATACTACGCGCATAATCAAGCGCAGTATATTTAGTATGGCCAACCTGTCTATGCAGCTCAGCCATGCGGTCTGCCATTCGTGCGGCAAGGATAGCACTCATCTGTGCTGCCTGCCGCACTTCTTTGCTTTCAGCGCCTTCCAGCTTGCCACGCAGCTTACGGTATACCTCAAAGCCTTCTTCGCTCAGACCTTCAGTAATAGAGAGTTCGCCCGGATCTATTTCTTCCAGAGCAGGTGTCAGTGCATCCAATCTGCGGATAGCTTCTTCCGTTGCTTCCATGGATGCTTTGTTATTCTCATACCATTGGTTATCTTCCGGAGTGCGGTTTTCCCAGCCAAAAAGTCCATACTCGTTGTGACCGGTCCAGATCTCACGCGCCAGCTCACGCAGCTCCATCTTAGAGGGCTTATGCTTATTCTCTTTATAGTAGCGTTGATACCATGGGTCGTTATTGCTTACCTTGATGCCACGGCCACGCATCTGATTATCATATTCGGGGATTTCTACTACAGCTACGCCGTTGCCCATACCCTTTTCCAACTCTTCGATAATCTGATTAAGCGGCTCGTCAATCTTGGCCTGCAGCGATTTTCTGATTTCCTTTACGCCTTCCTTAGGATTATCCGGAAAGCGGCGCAATACTGCCTCTGCTATCTCACGGGTTTCCGGAGTATGGAAGTTATTGTCAAGGTAGGTATTCAAAGCATCTTCACGCTGGCGGTTCTCATATGCCAATACGCGGTCCATCTCGCGGCGCATCCTGCCGGCATATTCTCTGTTGCGTGCCAGGCATTCGCTGATATCGCTGAATGTGATGTAGTCTTCCAAATGAGCACCGATTTCAGTCGGCAGCAGCTTAGATACATAATCTGCTGTACTGATTTTCAAGTCTGCCTTAGTGTCGATGATGTCTTTAAGATACTGTTCGCCTATGCCTGCTGCCTTTGCTGCAGATTTCAAAAGCTCATAGCCGCCCTGCTGATTAAGGACGTACTCTGTATCTATGTTAATAGTTTCCAGCTCCGTGCCTTTTAGCTGATTATTCAGTACCTCGTTATATACTTCCGGAGCTTTTTTAAACAAAGCATTATTTTTGATATCCTCGGCAAGACTTCTCAGCATAGATATGCCGTTAGCATCACGCAGGTTAGCCTTCTGTTCTTCGCTTTTCAGCTGCAGCGCCGCGGATGCACGACGCATAAACGATACCGTGCTTGCTCCATGCGCACCAGCGCCAAAGCCGATCGACGCAGGCAGCGCCTGCCAGCTTGCCTCCAGCCCGCCAACAATAACGTCCTTTGCCGTATATGTAGGGATATCACCGCCCGGATTGTTTGCTGCAGCAATATCAGAAATAATTCTGTTGCTCATCTCCTGCACGCCTTCTTCCGCACTCTCAGAGATGGCCACTGTTCCGATGTTCTTGGCACTGTCACGCAGATATGCGGCAAGCAGGCTCTGCAGTTCCGTGCTGTCTTTGGCACTGCTGATAATTTCTTTGATGCTCTGCGCCCCTGCACCGCCTTTGATGACGTTCAGGATTTTGTCTGCGTTGCTGAATTCAATGCCTGTTTCCAGCGCTGCCGCTACAGCAGCATAGCTGCGCGCCTGATTATCTGTAAGCAGCTGCCTGCTCTGCTTATCCTTGTAGCCTTTATAATCAAGGTAGTTATTGCCGGCGATTTCGTCATACATATCCTGCGCCATACCGATACGGCTGCCGACGCTATAACCAATCTTGGCACCTGCTGCAGTACCGGCACCCAGCGTTGTACCGCCGCCGGCAATACCACCAAGAAGCGCACCAAAGCCAGCACCGTATACGCCCATCTTCTGGCCATTAAGAGCATTACGCAGCATCATCTTGCCGCTCTGCACTGTGCCGCCGACAATAGCACTCATCGGGTCCTCAAAAAGTCCTGGCAGTTCCTTGGAATTTTTCTGTGCTTTTTCAATTTCTCCCAAACGTGCAATGTCAGCATCCGTCAGCTCTTTGCCGTTCATAGCAGCATAGCCCATACGGCCGCGCTCACTCATCAGGTTATCAAGCTCCCAACCGGTCTTAGCTGCTTCAATGATGCCCTGCGTCTGGCGCACGTTCTTTAAGTTATGCAGAGCAATAGCAGCGTCGGTATCACTCAGCTTAGCCAGCTCACTCAGCTCAGGGTAAGCCTTAAACACTGCCTGCGGGTCCATAGCCTTCTGCTGATAATTATATACATTGCGTGCGTTGGCCAAATTATCAGCGTTAGCCAAAATAGCGTTTTCAGGAATATTTGTGGCCGCGCTGATTTTTTTTGCTTCCAACAACACATCGTCTTTACTGTAATGATATTTTTTATACGTTCTGTCCCACAAAGAGCCTAGTCTGTCCTTTTCGAGTTCTTCCGCACTCTTTTGTGTAGGATAGTATTTAGCAAGCTCCTGTTTAGTGCCATTGTTCCATGTTCCGGTTTCATCAATAAAGCCGGCACTGGTATCAACATCAGCGCCGGAGAAAAAATTCTTTACTCCGTCCCAGAAGCCTGTTTTGTTGTTACCGTAAGAACCGACCGGTTCTGTTTTTGCTTGCTCAACAGCAGGACGAAATTCACGCGGAATGTTCTGAGTTTCCTGCTGTTGGCCACCTTGCATATTACTGAAATTAAAAGTTCCCATAATGTTAATCTCCCATCGTCTGCTTAAACGCTGCCTTGCTCATGCGCACCGGCTGAGCATTGCCATAAAACCATACATTGACATAACCGTCATCTGCATTACCGATATGATAGATATCATGGTTGCCAAGCTGTGCCATGTTGTATGATATATCACTGTTCCAGAAGTGTTCACCTTCTATCGTAACACCGCCAACGCCCTTAACCAGTCCCTGCTCCATAATATCCATCACCCAGTCTACTGTAGGCGTGCGGTTTTCTTTAGCTATGTATTCGTTTATTGCTCTTTTGGCGTACCGCTTCAATCCCGGACGCCACGCTTCCGGCACCTTATTTCTTCCGCCCATCTTACTGTAAAAGGCTTCCATAACGCTGTCCCAGTCAAATGCTGCCTTGCCTTCGCCCCTAGCTGCAGCTTTCGCCGCCTGCTTATTCATATGCACGTATTTCATAATTGTTTCCGTGCTGCAGCCTGCATCAGACAACTTTTGGATCAGCTCATCCTGCGACAGTCCGCCCTTGTCTATGGCATCCTCTATTTCCATAGCCTCGCCTACAGTTAATTTGTGTACGCCCGAAGATGTAAAGCTTTTGGCTACAGCATGCAGAGTATTATAGGCGCTATAATCGTTGCCTGCTATCTGTTTGGCCATGTTTTCAAAATACGCCGGGTCGCGTATGCCATTATTGTAGGCAGCAAACATTTCATCAGAAGCTCTTTCCACCATAAGGTTAGTGCTTGTACGCTTCTGCTGCACCTGCTGCAGCGCGTACTGCATATAACCTTTTTTTAATTCTTCGCGCTCTGTAGCGTCCATAGCTCTGCCGCCGATATGGCTGTAGCCTACCGTATGATATCCGGCAGCATCCAGCGCCAGCTCACTCACTCCATGCTCACCGCTCTGGATAACCTTGCCAGTCTTGGCATTGTATATACCGACATGGGTAATGCCCTTATAGGCTTTAGTGTCAGAATGCACATCATCCGGGTTGTCACTCGTAGCGTACTTACTGCCATCTACCTGCCAATAGACCATATCTCCGTCCCTTAATTGTTTACGGTCATTAAACGTCAGCCCTTTACGTTCTGCGTTAAGGTAGGTACCGTCAGCCAGGCTGCTGGTAATGTCATAATCACCGCCAGCCGTCTGAATATATTTTTTTACAAAGTTGGCGCATTGATTGCTGCCCCAAGCCTTGCCTTCCTCTCCCTGTGCAAATGCCAAACCTTTAGCGATATCTGCCGTACCGGTCTGCGTAGACAAGAGCGCCTGCACACCGCCGTTTATATCACTGCCATACTTAGCATAAATGCCGGCAAAGGTATTAAGCTGATTATTGCTTTTCTCCCTCGCGCTGATAATCTTATCGTATTGGATACGTTTCTGCGGGTCCATAAGATAACCGTAGGCCTGCAGTATCTCGCCGCCACGCGTCCATCCTTCGCTGCTGTCTGAATTGATAGCTGCCTGCGCTGCCGTCTCTGCTACCGCAGCCTTCCATTTGTTGCTTGCTTCAGTAATCTTTTCCTGGCCATAGTTGGCGTACCTTGCTGCAGTCATAAAATCGCCGCGGCGCATAACAGCGTCCAGATCATCATTGTTATGCCAGTTTACTGCTACGTCCTTCAAAGCTAATTTGTATTGATTGTTAAGCTGCGTATCCTGGTACTTCTCCATCTCGCCCATGGTATAACGTTCCATCTGGGCACGCTGGCCGCTCCAGTCACGTTCAATGGTATTGTAAAAAGCCTTGCTTCCCAGCACCCCGCGCAACGTAGACGGTCCTTTTTGCATAATGCCATTGATAATCTTCTTGCGCCCTTCCTCGTACTTGGTAAGGTTATCCCTGGCATTTTCTTCCTTGTTCTGCAGCAGCTCATTCTGCAGCCTGCTCATCTGCATATTGTAATCATTGTTGGCCTTCATCACGTCGGCAATGGCTATCTGCTCATAGAGCTTCTGCCCTCCCTCTACCATCGTATTGGTAAGATTTGCATTTGCCCTTGCCAGCGCCATCTGCCCGCCCATATCAGGATGCACACCGCTCGTCTGGCTTGCAGGCGTACCGAGCTTTGCCTGGTTCTCGTAAACATCAATTATTGCCATATTCTGCTCCTTTCCTATATACGCAAAAAGCACCCAAGGCTTAGCCTCAGATGCTTTCTACGTTGCTAATTCTTTAGAGTATGATGAAAATGGGAGAATGGCTTCCATTCCGCACTATCATTTTAACACACATACTTTGCCGATTTGTAAAGTACAAAATGACATTTTTACCATTTTGCTTTTGCCCAGCCATCATTACTGTAGCTTGAGATTCCGCCACCGGTATGAGCAGGCAGTCCTTTCATTTCTGTGTAGCCCGGTACACTGTAGTTTTGCAGGCCTACGCTTTTAGCAGCTGAGCTTTTCAATGCTCCCATACTTTTGGCCGTATAAAGATTAGACGCTACGCTCAGCCCTGCCTGCAGCATGCTGTTTATCATAGCGCGCTTGCCTGCCTTACGGTAGGCTCTGGCGCTCGACGCATAGGCATCGCCCTGATTCAAATTGTCCGTACTCTGTTGGAAGATGTTATCTACCTGCTGCCGCGCATTGTATCTCTCAAAGGCAAGCTCCTGCTCCTGGTTAAACTGGCTGTCTGCCATCGCCGCCAGTGCACTGCCGCTTGCCGTGATTCCGGCCGCGCCGATGTTGGCTCTCTGCTGCCCCTGCAGCTGCAGCAGTCTGCGGCGTTTGTTTTCCTCGTTGATTTCATTATTCTGCGCCTGCTTCTCAGCCTGCTCCTGCAGCTTCTGCGCATTGTTATAGGCGATATCAGCATTTGCCTGCGCCTGCGCCGCCTGTGCGTTGGCCTGCTGACGTGCTGCACGTCCCTGCAGATAACCGCCCAAGAGAGTTGCACCAATCATTACTCCTACGCCCATGCTATCCCTCCTTTAAAATTTTTTCGTCAAAATAAAATTCCCTGTGCGGCAGGTTGTAGATTCCGCATTGCACCGGTTCCGATATCTCGGCACCAAGCCATCTGAGCCAGCGCAGGATTTCTGCGTTCCCAGCATCAACCTTATTGGACATAGGCCCATAGGCCGCCACAATCGCCCTCAGAAAGCGTTTGGTATATCGCCCTACTACTAACCTATGCTTCAATGTTTCGTCGGTCATGAGCAGCCAGACGCACTTTACAGAGCATATTGCAGCAGGGCTTCTTACTCCATAGATAGCTGCAGGCACACCGTCAACATAAAAGCAGCCAATCAGTTCGCTATATCTGACGCTTCTTTTTAAAACATCCAGCTCATGTCCGGCACCATACAGCGCCGCCAGCTCCTGCCTGTTGTCCTGCCGCAGATGTGCAGCCACGTATTCAATATCTCTATCCGACGGACGACCAAAAGTATATTTTGCCATATTATCCTCCCGGCACAATCTCCGGAACAATGGCCAGTACCGTCATCTGCAGCGGTGCATCCTGCTTAATGATAAGCTGCTGCGTTTCGTCCCAGCCTGCAGCAGGCAGGACGATTTTTTTCTTACCGGTGAAAAGTTTTGTAGGCTGGCCATATGCTTCAGTATCGCGCCATTTGATTTCATCCAGTTTTTCCTCACTCAGGCCATACAGTCCGCCACGCGTGTTTTTAAAGAGGACGGAAAGATTACCTATGCGCTTCTTGCGGCTAATGGAGCTGCCGTCCTGCATCTGGAATTCTATCGGCAGTGTCTTTATGACTGCATCAATAGGCAGTCCTATATGCACAACACTGTAGCCATGCTTTTCGCTTAGCGTAACCTTACCACCTTCCACCTTCTGCTGCGGCAGTGCGTTTCCGTCAGCCAGTATGGCCACGGTTTCACCCTCCAGCCACGTCAGGCCTGTTACCTCTTTTATATCGCTGCCACGTACGGTTATGCCGTCGTCAACATAAATCTGTTCTTCCGGCACATCGTTATCGTTCCTCTTTTCCAGCATAACGTTCTCGTATTGGCCGTTACGTTCTATGACGGCGTAAAGCTCGTCACATTCTCCGCCAGGGATGCAGCAGACATTAACAAAGCGCGCATTCTTAATGCTATGCTTATGCCATGCGTAGATATCCTGCTCCTTGATATAGGTCAGTCCTAAGAGCAGGCCATCATCACGGACAAACCATATGATGCTGTCAGGAGTCTGCTGGTAGGTCATAGCTACTACTTTATGGCCATCGAAAAGATGAGAGCATAGGAGGTTGAGGTCATCGCCGGTGTATTTATCAGCCTCATAGCTGTATGCCAGGTCACGGATGATGTTGCCCTGCTGCTGTGCAAAAACAATTCTGCTGCCTACCGTTACCGGCAACACGTCAGATATGCCGCGGTATTCCTGCGCTTGGCTTAAAGTATTGCTAGGCGTGAGCGCTTTGCCTTGGCCACCACTTACCTTATATTCACCGCCGCTTGTCAGCAGAATCAATTCTCCAAAGGCTACCATTGCTTTGATGCCGTTCATCTGTCCACCGTTAAGAGTTGCCGTTACCGCATCATCATCTACCACCGGTGTTGATGTACCGAAATTATAATAGTCTCCTACCTTACTGCCCCAGAACGTCTGCGGATATCTTGTGCTGCCGGCAAATACCAGGCGGTCCTCAAAGAAGCCTGCTGCAGTCGGATAGCCCTTGCTCCTGCTCCACGGAGAAAAAGCCCAAATCTGCGTAGCGTCAGTACTGCCAATCGTGCGCAGCACCTTGCCTTTAACCTTTTTACCGCTGATGTACTCAGTAATTTTCACAATACCGCTATAATCATTGCCGAAGCTCTGCAAAGTTACGTAACCGGTCTGCATCTCGTTCTCGCCGCTCCAGATAGTAGTATCAAATTCCGTTGAGGTTACCCTGTACCTGACAATGTATTCCTCTTCGTTCTTTTCGGTAAAGTGGTAGTTCTGGCTGTGATTGCCGTCCTGCGTTCTTACAAGCTCCCACATAGAGCTGTTCTCGTTATATTTTTCCAGCGAGAAGTTTCCCTTCCAGAAGCCGAAGCTCTCTACATAGACGCTAGAGCCCGGCAGGCAGCTTACCAGCAGCGCATCCGTTGCATCGGGCACACCTTTTTTGTATTCGCTTTTTTTATAATGAGTCAGCTCAACAAGGCTGCCAATGTTGTCTTTCTCAAAGATATCCTTATCTGCTGTTAATGTGACTTCACCTTCCGTCGCGCTGGCAGTTATCTTCGCCGCCTTACTGCCATAGCGGAAGCGGATATTACAATACCCATCACCGCCGCTTTTGCCGTTGATGTTGGCAGCATCTGTTCCCTTTATGCCACCGGCAGCACCACCGCTGTAGCTCGCTCCTTTGCTGCCTGGTGTAATTCTTGAACGGTAAGAAACGCTACCACCTGTTCCTCCTTCTCCGCCTTTAACAGTTCTGCCAAACGCAACAGTATTGCCACCGGCCCCGCCATTCTCTCCTTTGACGCTCTGGTATTTTCCAAGCAACTCCTTCTGTTTACCGTTTCCGCCTGTGCCGCCAGTTCCAACCTCAATCTTATATTTTTGTCCAGCCTGCACATTAGTTGAAAAACGAATATATTCACCTGTGCCGCCATCGCCTCCGGGAGCCGTGTATGTCCCTGCGATAGCAGCTCCACCACCACCGCCGCCAGCACCAGCCAATTCCACCGAAATATTGGTTACGGTATCAGGAAGCGTCAGCTCGTAGGTTCCAGGACCATAACGGTATAATTGCGTTACCTGCTCATCCTCCGTTGCAGTACTGCCATTGCTGTCCTCAAACGGACCGCCTGTTATCGGCATCTGTTCCCAGCGCCAGTCATATGTACTGTAGCGCGTAAGCGTCATAGGGTAATGATCAGGATGCACGATAAAAAGCACGTCAGCACTCTGCGTGTATTTTATTTTGCAGATGCCCTGCAGGTCGGCTGGATTAAGATTGTTGCTTATTGTATAAGGCTCTCCGTTATCATCTACTATGTATTGGCCGTTGTACAGAAAACGGCAATGCCCTGCAGTGACTTCTATGATATAGGTTTCATTGGCGTTGTACAGAAAGGGGATATAGAAAGCACGCTTACCTTCATAGGTTACGCCAATATGCCGGAAGCCGTTGCGGTTACGCACGCCACCATAACGCTGCACCGTAAAATTTTTCAACGTGGCAGCGCCGCTATCATATTTGTTGATATCGACTCGGCCGTACATGCTGTCCGACAATTCACCGCCGGCAAAGCTGGGCTTCAGTTGATACAGTCCCATTGTCAGCCCTCCCATCTGGCGTTGGCCAGTCTGTCCTGTACAGCTTCTTCCTGATTGTCTTCTGCAGCATCCTTGCCTGCTGCTTCTGTAAAATAAGCATTGTATGCCTGGATAGCATTTGTCGCAAGGTTCATGTTACCGGTCAAAGCGAACGCCATCTCCGCCGCCAGCTTCCAGCTGAAGGCTTCAATGAATTGGCTGTCAAATGTTTCGCTGTCCTTTACGTCTGCAGTATATTCTACATAGGCGTTAGAGATATTACTGTATATCTTGCGTCCGCCGTTGCCGTTCATAATGCGGAAGTAGTTATCTTTAGGCAGGCCAACAAAGCTGTCATTGTACATAAGGCGTATGGCCAGAGCATCAGAAGGATATTGATAGACGTATTTATAATCAGGCGCCGTTTCATTAAGCAGCGCCAGCTGCACACGCTTCGTTGCGAACGTCCAAGGAAAGCGGCGCAATACATTCTGACGGGTAAAATTGAAATAACGTGTACAGATTCTTGCAGGTTGGCTTGCCTCATCCATGCGGTTGATTTCATCTACGCCGATACGGCCAAGCGCAAGGTTGCAGATTTCAATGTTGTTCATGGTTTCCTCCTAAAAAAACAAAAGGCCGGAATAAGCTCCGGCCCGATGTTATTCTCCGCGCAGAGCGGAAATCAGTTCTTGTTTTTTTGCATTCTTCGGCGGCTCCAGGCCGTTTGCACGTGCCAACTTCTGCAGTTGGCCAACATTCATATCTTCCAAAGAAGAAGGCAGGATATCCGGGTTTTCCATGCTGCCAGACATTTCGTCCGAAGGTTCTTCATCCGAAGGCACTTCGTTGGAAGGCGTTTCGTCCGAAGGTTCTTCATCCGAAGGCACGTCAGCATTTTTGTTCAGAGCCAATCTTTCGGCTGGATTATAAAGCGGTTTGAAATGCTCCGGCACATTCTCATTCAGCTCTACCACTTCGCCCTTTTCCCAAAGTCTGCGCTGCCAATAGCAAGTGCGGATTACTTTGTATCTCATACCGGTACCTGGATATCCGGGGACAGATATGCCCAAATCTTGCCGCCTGCCGGAGCGGTAGTATCACCGGTGATTTTTACGCGGACGTAGCGGCCCTGCGGTTGGATAGATGCGAAGAATTGTGCCAGCTGGCAGGCATGCTTCTGCTGCTCGGCAGTTTTACCGATAGTCACCACCATCTCGGTGATAGGAGCAGAGAAGTTTGCATCAGCGCTGCTCTGCAGCTCTACGCTTTTTACGCGGCCGGCAGTTACGCCCTTAGTCAGTTTAACATCAACATAGAGCGGTCTCAAAGATTTGTTGCGGCCGATATCAAGCGCCTTGCTGGTGACAGTCGCTGCGGTATCGACATTTTCGCAAAGAATAAGCTTTGCATCAATCATTACAGCCATGTTCTTACCTCCTTATTCTACCGGCACTTTAGATTCAGTGCTCAGGATAGCATCGTTGCGCAGGATGGGAGAGCCCCAGAAATGCTGGATACGCTTACCTCCAAAATCTTCCAAAGAAAGGTTAACATTGTTTTTCTTCTGTGCAATGATATTGATCATGGTCTGCACCTTGCGGTTGCAGAGGATAACAGTACGGCCATGGTCAGGATTTTCAATGCAGTCATATACTTCAATCAGTTTGTCGATGAAGTCAGTGCTGCTGGTATTGGTAGTATCAATATTGGCCAGACGTGCTACATAGCGCGGGTCACGTACGCAGAGGCCTACGTCCCAGTTGTACTGAGATTCATAGCCCCAGTATTCAAGGTTGTTCTCATCTCTCACTTTAACACGTCCGTTGTCACGATAGCTGTAACCGCCAGGAACGCCTTCCGGAGTGATGCCGTAAACAGTATCAGGTGCAAAGGTCACTACCCAAAGGGAGGTCAGATTGTTACCGGTACCGCCCGCGTCAACAATCTGATTGGCGTAGATTTCATCCTGCCCGGCCTTATCATAGTAGAAAGCGCCAAGGCCGGTAAAGCCAGCAGGGTTGATTTGTTCATCACCATAGAAGAAGGTAGTAGACATCTTCTGGCTCATAGCTTCCTGATGTGCATAGTTTTCATTGAGTCGATAGGTATTGCTGTTCTTGTTGAGCTTCATCAGTCGCTCATCAATCTGTGCAATGGCCTCAACACCGCCGGTAGTAAAGCTTGCCTGGCCAGTGCTGGATTTAGTAGGCGCTACGCCACGGTTAATAATACGCCATGCAACATCCGGCAGACTGGTTCTGATAAGCGCTTTTTCAACGCTGCCGCTGTTGCAGGTTCTCATAGGGAATACTTCCCAGAGACGGTTGGTTTTGGCCTGCAGCTCTACGACCTGCGCCGCTGCTTCATTACCTGCAGAGCGATACTGCTGTGCAATATCATACATAGTTGCCAGGCCGGTGTTGTTATAAAGTCCGGTTTGTGCCATTTAATTCACTCCTTTAGTATTTGCTGTTAGGGAAGAGGATATCTTCTGCCCGCGGGGTTCCCTTGCCACCGCCGACATGAGTATCTGTCGGTTTATCTTCGCTGATAAGCTGGCCGATAGTTACAAAGAGCTTGCAGACTGCCGGATGATTGATAGCACCGGTATCAATCAGCACCTGCATCGCCTCACTGCCGCCAAAGGTATTTACAGCAGTTCTGGCAAAGCCAAGGTTTTCCTGACTGGTCAGCCCCAGCTTCTCGCATTCAGCGATATTTTTTTCAACGGCATCTTCTGCAGCATGCATATAGCCGTTGATAATCTCGCTGTGCATTTTCAGCAAGCTGTCAGCCTGTGCCTGCGAAAGCTTTGCATCCCTAGCTATGGCGGTAAACGCTGTTTTTTGTTCATCGGTGATTGTAAGGCCTTCGCCCAGGTTAAACTCATAGTTTTCCGGTACTTCGCCAGCGCCGCCGCCAGCATCAGCAGGATTGCCGCTGCCGTCACCAGCAGGATTGCTGCCGCCATCAGGATTATCAAAGATACTTTTACTGCCACCTGCAGCACCACCGTCACCACCGGTGCCGCCATCGCCACCAGCTCCGCCTTCACCGCCGCCAGCATCGCCGCCGTCAGGAGCCAGAAAGAACAACCATTTCTTTCGCATTAAACATTACCTCCTTCAAATTGGTCATAGAATTCATCTTTGTGTTTTTCTTTGGACGGTCCCGCGCTTCCTGCCGCATCATCAGCTCCAGCTGCAGGCCTTCCTCAGTATCATCTCTCAGCATACGGAGCAGTTCTTCACCGACGCTGCGCCGGCCTATCTCATACCCCATAACACTTCCTTTACCGACAACATAGTTAGGAACATGCACTTCCATGGTGTCAAGCAGCTCATAAATAAATTCCCTGCCCGTCTGCGTCTGCATGACGTTTACGAGCAGTTCAGCAAATCTTTGCTTTTCCATCAGCTCATCCCCATTCTGCTCAGCATATCATCCAGAGCATTATCCGTATTGGACGGCACCTCACTCAAAAGCCTTGCAGCTTCCGCACCGGTCTTGGCCGCTTCTGCGCCCTGTGCCATCTGCGCCTGCTGCATCTGTGCTTCCTGTGCCTGCTGGCGTTGCTCTCTGAGCTGCTGCACCTCATCTTCGCTGCGCATGATTTTCTCAGGCGTGCCGCTGATAACGCCAACCTCGCGGATTACGTTGTCGATGTTGATAATGTCGGCAGCTTCAGGATAGATACCTGCTACGTTGCCCACCATACCAAGTACATTCTGTACGCTCGGCAGGCTTACCATCTTCTGCGCCTGCGCCAAAAGGCTCACAAAATTCACCTTCAGCTCGTCTGCAGTAATCTCTTCCGGCATAGGCGGGAAAAGCTCGTTGCGCATACAGAGCCCAAACGTACGCAAGGTCAGCGGGTCCAGAACCTCATTATGGAACTGCTCCAGCACCGGCCCCAGCATAAGTATTTTCTCCTCGTGACGTTCCGCGACTTCCTTAGCAGTCATCTGCGGATTGTTCTGCGCCTGCGTCAGCATTACCATAAGGTCATTATAGAACGTAGCGCTTATCTGCTGACGTTTATCGTTGCTCAAGGCTATCATGCCTTCGTAGCGCTTTGCTCCCGGCGGTATCATCGGATAAGCATTCATCTGCGTACCATCGGGAATAAAGTTGTTTGCTCCAGGCTGGCGGTTGACTTTCTTCAGGCTTGCCGGGAACATCATAGCCGGGTCAGCTTCGTTATCCATACAGTGGAGCTTTGCTTTCTCGATACGCTGCAGCTGCATGCAATTGCCTAAGGCATTATGTCCAGGACCATAACCATATTCGCAGTTGGCCACCTTAGTCCAACGCGGCATAATAAACGGCTGCTCCTTATAACCGCTAATGCGCAGGAACTGCTGCTGATTGCCACGCTCCCAGTAAAAGCTCTGCCAGGGGAAGTTACCGGGCTTTAATTGGTCAGGCTTATACTCATTGTTTTTGACGATGAGCATTTCAACCTCAAAGCGTTGTGTATGGTCATTGTTGTTATACGCAATCTTTACGGCCACGCTCACGTTATCAATGCCAAATTCCGCTACCATCTGCGGAGCGGTCAATTCAAAACGTCTGCCAAAGGAATAAAGCCTGCCTCTAGCATCCACACCGCCTGCATATTCGCCGCAGGTGTAACTGCGGTGCCAGAGAGCGGTATCATAGTCCTGCATCATCAGCGCCGCTGCCGTGCCAAACTGACACAGCTCAGCCTCGATATCATACAGCATAGCGTAGGTGTTGCCACGTGCATATACGGCCATCATAACGTCGCGTACATCATCCAGCCACTGGCGTACCGGATGATATTCGGCTTTTTCCTGGTCGGCCAAAGACAGCTCAAACCACGGACGGCTCGGGGACGTCAGTCCGCTCTGCAGGCCAGCAGCACACTTGCCTGCAGCATCCATCGGATAAGGGTCGATAAGATAGCGGTCGCGCCGCTCTCCGTCAATGCTGCCGCCACGCTCATGGAAGCGTCCTCGATACGGAACGATATACCGTGACAGAAGTTGCCACGTCGGTTCAAACGACGTGCGCCGCTGGTACATCTGCTCCAGAACGAAGCGCTTATCCTTCAGCAGCTTTGTGTCACGATAGATTTCTTCAAACATTGCTATTCACCCAGCAATGCTTTCTTGATTGTATCTACCATGCTGCCGCCGGTCTTGTTGGTAAAGTTACGGCCTCTTGCCTTGCTCAGCTTTTCACGCAGCGATTCACGCTGTCCTTCGGTTGCGCTGTCAATAGTTGCGGCGCTCTGGCTTCCAGGTGCGTTCTGCTTAATCTGCGTTCCGCCACCACCACCGCCGCCGCCATGCAGCTGCATAATGATTTCTCTCATGGTTGTCACCTCCTACCACATACCGTGAAACGGATCATATTCTTCCTGCGCGCCATTGTCGACGCTCCAGGCGTATTCATGTTCCTGTTTTCTGCTCAGCACCGGAAAAGCAAAGGTAAGCGCCAATGCATCCGCCCTGTTAGGAGATGGAAGCCCACGCTTTTTCATACTCTCCTTGCTCTCCAGCTGCACTCTGCCATCATCACGCGGAGCAAGCTCCGGTCCTACGAGGTCATCAGCCAGTACGCTATCGTCAGGTGATATTGCTCCACCCTCCATAAGCCAGCGCCGCATATCCTGCCACATAGCAGCGCGCTTATTTACACAGTTAGGAGCTATGCCTTTAGTACTGCCAAATGACACCAGCGTCCAATTTCTGCCCCAGGCATCGCCTGCGCTCTTGATGCCGGTACCATAGCCAAGGTCAATAAAGACTGCATCAGCGTGGTATTCATCTTCCAGCGCCGCAATCTTACCGGCAAGCTGCAGGTCGTTATCATTCTTCGGATATTCAAAGAGCAGCTTACAGTAATTGCCTTGACGCAGGTATGCGCTTATTTTATCCGCACCGGTCCACGCAGGATCTACGCCAATGATAACCGGAGCGAAATTATACTGATATGGCTTGAGTACCCTTTTCCGTGCTTCATCCACAATATCCTGCGAGATATACTGCTTATCACTGGCAGAAGGGAACTCGCCACGCACGCGGACCTTGAAAAAGTCGCTGTCCTCGCCATAAATTTCACGCCACGCTTCAATCTGCTTTTTATCAGAAAAGCTTACGCTGCGGCTATCTACTCTGCGAGTATGCCAATAATTTCTGTGCTTGTGAAAGCAATCATAAAAGCGGCCGCTGGAACGTGTCGGGTTACCAAAGCAGCACCAGATGATTTCCGTATCCGCGTCAGTCAGGGCACCTTCCGTAACTTCCCAGATGGTGTCATGTATCGCTGATGCTTCGTCAAAGATAATCAAAATTCTGTTGCCCTGATTATGCAAGCCAGCAAACGCTTCAGAATTTGTTTCACTCCACGGAATTGCATCTATACGCCAAGTCTTTTCGTTACCGTCAATGTTGCAGAAAATGCTTGTCGCAGTGTAGTCAAACAACGGTTTAGCTATCCACATGTTGTACCATTTGTTAAGCTCTGCCCATGTTTTAGTGCGAAGCTGTGCTTCCGTGTTAGCGGTAACAACGCCGCGCGTATCCGAGCAGGTACCCAGCGCCCAAAGAATGAGCCAGCTCACCAGCGCCGACTTACCAATGCCGTGGCCACTGGCTACTGCTTCACGGATGGCAACATCAGCAGTTTTTACTTCGTCCTTGATTTCACGTAGTATGTCAAGCTGCCACTTCTCAGGACCTGTTTTATTCTCCAGCGGAGTATCAGGTTCACCCCAAGGGAAAGAAAGCTTTACGAAAAGCTCCGGATCATGCTGGCACTCAGCAAGATAGCCTACTAAAGCATCGTAGTCTTCCTGGCTAATTTGAGGTTTCATGGTCCATTACTCCTTCTTTCGCCTTTTCAGCAACACATTAACGTTGCCGCTAATCTTAACTTCAGTCTTGATGACATACACGCCATCCATTTTGTTCAGAACATCAATCGCCCTGATTCTGGCCTGCACATCAGCAGCGTCATCTTCGGCAATTTTACTGAGCACCAGAGCGCGTTTATCCAGCCCGATAATCTGCTTTCTGATAGCGTCATCTGCCAGCTCTTTTATGCGCTTCAGAATGTTAACATTTCTTAACAGCCTTGTAGCCTGCTGCGCGGCGGTCCTCTCACTGTACCCGGCAGCTATGGCTGCAGCAGTGCCGTTACCCTCATGCTTGCGGTATTCCAGGCAGAATTTCTCCTGCGCCGGACTGAGTGTTTCCGACGTGGTTTTTTTACCCGCTTTCAGGGTAGATTTTTTACCGGAATTTTTAACAGCTTTTTTGACTGCTTTTTTTACCTCTGCCATAGTGCCTTCACCTCCTTTGTTTTTTGACATAAAAACAGCCCCGACAGAACGCTCCGTCAGGGCCTTTGTTTTTACTTGCTATTTTGCACAATACTATTTTACCACGTCAAAAGTGCCGATTTGTAAAGTACAAAACGGCAATGCTTAAAAATTTTTTATTCCATGCTGCGCTGCAATAATAGCAGCGTCACTTAAAAACTCATTGCGCCAGGCGTAGAACGTCTGACGGCTCACTCCCTGCAGCCCGCTGATAACCTCCGGCTGGACGTGCCTGTTCTCGTAGTTGTCATAGTATTTGTGCATGACGTGGCCAATAGGAGAGTCTTTGTATAAGGCATACGTCTCCCTTATCACCGCCAGCCACTCCTCCGGTTGCTCAATGACAAGCTCATAGCTTCGGCGGCCAATGTATACGCTAACCTTTTTCAGCGGCAGTATTCCCTTGAGTGCGTCCTGCTGGGTAGGATTAGGCTTCAGCTTGTCCTTCAGCCCATGCGGATGCCTGCAGGCACGTGCTTCATCCACGGCCATCTGAATTTTTTTGTGATATTTAAAGCGTGTCTCTGCGACGCGCTGCCAGTGCTTTACCAGCAATCTTATTCCCCCTTCCCGTGCTTATAGCAGCAGCGGATATACTTCTTCTTGCGCCTGTCCGTTTTTTGCTTGTATATAACTACCGAGGCAGATTCCGCCGCTGATATAAACGCCTACCTGCGTAGTCTTTTTGTTTTCAATGGTTTCCCGCCACCTAGTGCCAGGCAACGGTAATACTGATACGGATATCCGGTAATCTCGCTGACGTCCTGGACGATAGTATCCTGCAGCACATAAAAACCTTTTGGTGCAGACGGCGTCTCACGCCAGCTGTCAGCCTTGACTTTCTCAATCTTACACTCAGGCTGCTCAAGGTTGCGGCTCGTTACATAGCGTCTGGCAAAGACTCTACGTTCCGGATCGTTGTAGGTCTTGTTGGTCTGTTTGATAAGATAGCTGGCCAGACGGTCATAATCTCCGCTGCCGTCCAGCTCCGTTGCATGGATACGTCCGTGCGGCCACATATCGCCCAGCTCCTGCAGCGTCAGTCCGCTATGGATGACAATATGAAAATGCATGGAACGCTTGCCGTATTCAGCCACGGCCACGTATTTAAACTCCGACTTGCGACGCTTGCTTTTCAGCTTCACGTTGCGGCAAAACTTCTGCAAATCCTTCTTTGCTTCTGCGGGACTGGTTGCCCTTTTCTCCGGTGCATACGTCAGCACGCAATGCAGGTCGCCTTTGCCAAAATTAGTATTAAGCAGACGACGAAGATTCTTATAACTGTTGCGCTCGTTTACCTTGGCCATAGCTTCCGGAGTAGGATTGCTTTGCGGAGCGCGTACTGTCATCTTACCCTTGTAGCGGAAGGTCTGGTATTTTTCTACTTCGATGCATTTACCGCATCTCCATGTCCGTTTTACATACATTCTTCCGCTCCATTCTGCCTAAGTGATTTTGGCTGTTATTTTTTCCAGCACTGATATGCCACTCAACTAATATGCTTTATCAAGCTTTGGGCAGGTATTTCACCTGCCCACTTTCTACTATTATATATAGTTATTTTTTTGTCTTGCAGAAGCGTGGCAGCTTCCGTGCTTCCAGAAAGCACTTGTCACGCAGGCTTCTGTGTTTGCTCAGGTAGGTTCTGAGCTTTCTTTTTCTCGTGCAGGCCAGATGCTGAGCATACCGGATTCTTCTGGTAGTCAGCAGGCGATATACGATATAGTCTATTTCCAGGCAGCATAGCTTCTGATTTGCGTTCACGTCACCGGCTCCTTCCAATTGATGTGCATTCCATATTGTTCGATGTACTCAAGATATTGTTCGGTGCTTTTGTCTTCGCCCAGCATCTCAAGGCCACGGCCATAAAGCTCCGTGAATTTCTCCAACCTTGTATTGCGTACATGGATTTCTCCATAGTTCTCCATGAGTATCTTGCAGCAGACCGCCAGTATCTGGTGAGTGAAATATTTGGCATAATACGGTATCATCTTATCGCGTTCTGCCTGCATACCTGCTTCATAGCCAGCCTGGTAGATAGCATTATAGTCGGCCTTGCTGATACCAAAAGGCTCATTGTCTCCGGCCTTTACCTGCAGGCACTCTTCGCCGCCCAGCAAATGCAGCTTCTTCTGCTTCCTGCGTTCCATTTTGCGCTGCTGACTCATACCTCAGCACCAACCTTTCTGACAAAGGACTTTTGCCCCTGCCTGCAACTTTTTAAATAATTTTTGATTTTGGCCATTTCTGGACGGCTTCCGGATGCTTTTTGTCCATTCTTTGTTGAAACAATATTTTCAAATTTAGCCACGCCAATCTATTTCTTCTAAAAACCACATTTGAGGCACGCCTAATCATTACTAAGCGTGGCAAGAATTCGCTTCCGGGCGGTTTCAAATGTTTGTAGTCGTTTAGCTTATTGCCAATGGTTCTTTTCATAACTGTCTCCTTTTTTCAAGGGACTTTTGACACTAATGCTGCGTCATCGCCAGCCTTGCCAACACGGATAAACTTATCACCGCAAAATCTATATGTCCCCTCAACACCAGCTCTATCATACCAGCCGGCATCAATTTTATGTTTTCTGAGCCAGGCTTCCAATACATCGTTGAGCTGTTCATCCAGCTCTTTTCTCGCCTGCGCCAGCGCGTTACCGGAAATAAAATCACACCATGCTTCTGAAGCTTCGCCGGCCTCGTCATCTGCTTGGCTTATAAATCCTTCAATCAGATCATCCATATCAATATAAGGCTGCCATTGGGATTCTTCTTGTTGATAGACTATAACCAAATCGCCCACGTTAAGGTCGGGACGAATATCTTCCAAGGCTTCCTCCGGAGTATCGCACAAATCGCTAGAAACAACGCAGCCCTGCACCTCTGCGCTATATTGAAGAAAAACTGGTTTTTTCTTGGCCAGTTCATCAGCCAAGAAAACAGCTTCGGCAAGCTCTGCCTTTGCCTGCTCCAGATAATAAATCTCGCCGCTGCACTGCCAGTCATTGATGGCCAGCTGCGCCCGGTTCACGTAATTATAAATCTTGTTGTTAATCATTTGTTCCTCCTAACAGCGCCAACGCGCATACCATAACGATAATTGTAATAGCCAGGTTAATTGTAAATTCATCTATTGCTGCGTCCATTATGCTGCTCCTTCCATAGTGCGCCCAACTGTTTAGCTGCATCAGCGCCCATTACCACGCGTATCCATTTAGATTCTTGCGGCTTGCATTTTTCGCAATAACGTACGACTTCATAATGTCCATTGCGCCCGCAGCACTCACACGGAAAGCCATAAGCATAATACTTTCTTCTCAGCCGGAAAGATTTTTTGCCACAGATATCGCATCTGCCGTATTCACTCATGCTACTTGTTGCCTCCCTCAAAAATATTTTGCTGGAAGATCTCGTGCGTACCGGCAGCTATGAGCTTTTCTTCGCTGCTCATCTGATAGCCAAGAGCAACGAGCCAATGATACAGCGCCTCAAGTCTTGGATTGATTTTATATGTAGGATATCCAAAGCGGCTATTGTTGGCATAAACTTCTTTTTCACTGTCACCGAACAATTTGTAGATAACATTCGCGCATTGCTGGATATCAAAGTAACCATCGAAGGCCAGCTTGACTGCTTTCTCGTCTCGCTTAGGATCGAAGTATTTGTTATCTATCCCAGCTTCTTCGTTTACGCTGCCCAATCCAATGTACGCAACTCCCTGCAATACCGCCACGCTATAGGCTCCCATCAGCACGAGCTCATGCTGTTTAGTGGTAGCTTTAAAGTTTTCCATAAATGCTTTGCGCAGCTCGTAATGTGTTGCAGCCATAGCATCGACTTTAAACCATGCTTCCTTGATACGTTTTTCTTTTTCAAGCTCCTTGGCGCTTTTCTTTATAATTTTAGCTTTTTTTGTTTCCTTGACATAAAACTCTACGTTTCTCGGATAGCTGGCCTCATAATACAGTCCCTCTGTTTTCTTGGGAATTTTATCTTTCGTTACCTCATACTCATAGAGGTCCAGACTGCCGACGCGTCTATACTTGCTGCTGTATTTATTGGCACTATCCGGAAATTTCTTGATACCAAGACGTTCCATATCTGCCAGGAACACCGGCATAGCAGCTTCAAGCTTTTCTTTATCCATAGCACGCGTTACCGCCAAAGCAAAATCATTTGTGCCAATCTTCTCCATTGCTTCATTTCTGGCTTCTAAGTTTTTGATTTTTGCCAGTGCATCAAACTCTTTCAGACTAAGCTGGCGGGTAGAGCTTATCTCCTTCAGCTTGTTCTGGTCCAGCTTGGCTATTTCCAAACGCCGTCTGATGGTGCTTTTTGAAAAGCCGCTCTGCTGAGAGATATCTTCGATATCCATACCAAAGTCCAGAAGCTGCTGGAAGCCTTGAGCCTGCTCATAAACCGTCAGGTCGCTACGCTGCATATTCTCCAGCAGCATAGTCTGCAGCTGCCGCGTTTCCGTCATGCCTCTTACGATAGCGCACGGCACTTCCTGCAGCCCGGCGCGTTTCGCAGCTTCCAGGCGACGGTGGCCAATAACCACCATATACTTGGGCTCTTCACCCGGTACAGCTTCGTTGACCGGGATTACGGTAAGGTTCTGGTAGATGCCATTCTCTTTAATGCTCGCTGTCAGTTCTTCCAACTTGCCCAGGTCTTTTCTTGGGTTCTGCGGATGCGGGATAAGACATTCTACCGGCATATTTACTACAGCCATTTTCATTCAACTCCTTTTATTCTTCTTCGTCTGGATAGCCGCCATTCTCGTAGGCGTCCTGCGCCTCATCTATTGTTGGCTGTTCACGCTTGCAGTGATAAGCATAGTCAAAGGCTTCCTTCTTTATGAGGAACATAACATCAGCTTCTCGCGGCGTTAACTGTTGCAAAGGAAACGGTTCATCCGTGTATCTCTTGCTATGATCTACGGCATTCTCATAAAACTTTTGCGTCACTACCTGCAGCGGCTGCTTGCAGTTCTTGAAGCCCAGCAGCAGCGCCACCAGCTGCATGCCTCTGCCAAAGTTTTTGCTTGTCAGAAAGTTTACCTTGGTAACCATAATGCCAAGCTCTTCGCCGTCTTCGTTGGCCAGCGGAAACTCCAACAGTCTACGTGCTATTTCAGGCAGCTCCATCCAGGCACGCATGAAATCTTCATGTGGTTTGTCAATGCGGCTGATTATACTCGCTTCCTCATGTGAGTTAAGCGGAGTGACGGTATAGCTTACCTTGATGTTGCCGCCTTTGTATTCCACAAATTTGACGTCATAATCCATTTTTCTTCCTCCTTGTTCTCATCACTCTTATATGCTAAAATAGGGATGTATGGATGCTGGTAACTTCATACATCCCCATGCCGTCTGCGCTTTTTGCAGGCGGCTTTTTTATTTTGTTTCGACCGGTACATGCAGGCGCACATTGATTTTTTCCCCGAGATATACCCAGCCGTCTTTCTTGTTGTTATCCTTGCAGACATAAAAAGCAATTTCGCGCCAGTCGCGCTTATCGCCGTATTCATCTTTTAATCTGCAGCAGATTCCTTCCAAAGTGTCTCCTTCTTCCAATACATGGTAAGGCACAACAATCTCGGTTATTTCCGGGCCTTTAACCATCTGATAAGCTGCACTTACCATTCTTGCGGGCCCGTAATCTAGCAAGCATATTACGGCAAGCAGTAAGCTGCCTAAGGTCAGCAGCCTCAGTTTCCGCAGTTTCCTTCTTCTCATTCTTCACAGCTCCTTTCCCAAAGCGGCGGACTATTCTCAGATAGTCTTCACGCAGCAAGTCGATAAATGTTTCTTCGCCGTCCTCATCAGTCATCAGCTTACCGGCGATAAAGCAGGGGCCAAATATAACGTCTACGATATTGCCATTATTGTTCAGCAGAGGGAACAAAGCGTCATTGTGATATTTGTTCTTGCCGTCCTCATTACATATCAGCGTATATTCAGGGCTACTGCCTTTAGCTTCCAGCGGTACGATCTGTATCTTGCCACCCACCAGCTTCTGCATATTGGCCAAAGTAAGCTCAACGCGCACAGCCTTTACCGGTTTACCCGGCCGATACCAGACAACAGTTTTTTCATTGGCCATTCTTGTATCTCTCCTTAAAGATGAAGCGCAGTGCATAGGCAGTGCTGGCCTTCATTCTTTCATCAGCTTCACGTGCCAGCTGTGCCCGGCGTTCACGCATCAGGCGCTCGTATTTCATGCTGGCTTCATGCTCTCTGATTGCTGCGTTAGGCTTGTATTTTTTACAGCGCTTCGCATGGTCAATAATCTTATCTTCCAGTTCGGCGCACGTCATGCGCTTTGCTTTGCACATTTGCCTTCCTCCTCTTCCAGCAGACCACGTTCTTTGGCAATCTCCAGCGCCATCTTTCCAAACGGGCCTGCCCACCAGTCCATATCCTTGACTGCCTTCTCGTTTTCCGTGATGCAGTCATAATCTTCAAGTCTGTTCATATTCATGCATCTCCATATAACCCTTGCAGGTATTCTTTGATTTGTTCCTTTACAACTCTGCTGCCAGCGCCGCAGTGACGTTCCTGATGGCAGTCGTAGCACAAAGTTACGCCTTTGGAGATTTCATCACTCTTAAGTGCGCCGCAGGGCTCATGGTGAAATTTTTCTCCCGGGTCCACGTACTTACCGCAGATAATGCAGCAGTTGTTGTCCCGCTCGTGGATAGCGGTGTTCAGTTTGCGCAGCTTCTCGCCGTACAGTTTTACCTTTTTGGTTTTCATCATCATCATGGCTTTTACTCGCTTTCCTTCAGCGCCGCATCTGCCTGCTCGCATTCCTTGCAAGCCTGCCCGAATTGAGCCTCTACCACCTTATAGACCTTTTTGTAGGTTTCAGCTCTTTCTTGCCAAAACTCAACATCTTTATCCATGCCATACTTTGCACATTTCAGCGCATTGCTCTCTGCGGTCGTAGCCTTAACTAGCAGAGCAGCGACAATGGCTGAAATCTCATCATAGCTAAGCTCAAGTTTCATGTTAAATCCTCTTTTCTTCGCTTCACTCCGCCCTCCAGTGCTATAATATGTATTACAGAACGGAGGTGATATTATGAATAAACGCGAATTAGCTAAAGACTTTGTTGTTGCCCTCATCAGCAGTGGCAAAATTGATACTGCACAGAGTGCCGTACAAACATATTTTGATATAATCAGTATGCTGGAACGTAATGAAGATGCTCCGCAGCATATCGACGTATCTGAACCTTACGACCCTTTTAAAGATGCTTAGCATCGAACACATCGACCTTGTACACAAGAGTATGGGTGCTGCCATACTCTTGTTCCATTTTCTTAATGAACTTCTTTAACTCGTCCATGCTATCAACGCATACCTTGATTAAAATAACGTTTTTTGCCTTTTCCAATGCCATCTTCCCCTCCTTCCTATACGCTTGACATACATTTAACAACAATACCAGCAATTTATAGCCAGGACACTTTTCCAATCCACAATTAAACTTTCTGTGCAGCACCCAGCAGTCACATTCCTTGACAAGTTTGCCTGCACAACCGGAGCAGAAGTTTCCTGCTAAACCCGTGCGTCCGCAATGCGGGCACACGGTTATTTTTTTAGCTTCCATAACTATCACTCTTTCTACTTACTCTTCTTCAAAAACAACAGCAACGTTAGAATTACATTCAATTACGTAGCTGCAGAAGTGAAGCATCTGCTTTGCTGCTACTTGATTCTGACCGTTAAGCAAACCAAGAATTTGTTTGGCGGTCTTTTTTTCTTCCGCTGTCAAATTGTGTTTTTCACTCAGCTCATTAAAGCTGTACATCTTCTTCCCCTCCTTACGGTTATGTGCTCATTGTAGCAACGGCCATTTATCGTTTTAAGCGATGTTTTCTTTTAAAAAAATAATGTCACCTAACGTGCATCTGTAAAGTTGCGCCATCTTGATAGCTAAATCAATCCTGGGAGATTTCTTGTACTGCTCATAAAAGCGCAAGCTATCACGAGAAATATTAAGTTCTTTCGCAGCTTCTTTTTGACTGAATCCCGCATTTCTTCTTGCAGCTTCTAATGTTACTCTCATTTTATATCACCACCTTGATTATATTCTATATCGCTTTAAGCGTTGTGTCAATACTTAAAGCGATATTTCTTCTGCATGATGTTGATTTTTTTACGCTTTTGTGTATAATATAACCGAGGTGATATTTATGCCAATAGAGGATATTAAATTAAAATTCGCTCAAAATCTAAAAAACATTATGCAGAAGCGAAATAAAACTCAAAGCGATTTAGTTAAAGATTTAAGTTTTCGACAAGCTACTGTGTCAGATTGGTTAAATGGAAAGAAATACCCGCGTATGGATAAAGTCGAAAAACTAGCTAATTATTTAGGGGTATCCATAAACGAGTTATTGATGCAAAGTGTTTCCGAACCACCAATACCGGAAATTCAATTAACCGATCAGGAAAAATCAATGATAAAAAAATACCGCCAGCTTAACGCTGACGGTAAGTTGGTTATTGATAACCAGATTGATTTTATGTTGTATAAGCAAGAGCAGTCCGCTGAAAAAGAAGAGCAGAATTTAGGATAA